GGGGGAGGCAGTAGCCCTGTCTCCCCCACCCCAACTAATCTAACAGGAGAATAAAAATCGTGTCAAAAGCAAAAGTATCTGACGTTACAGGACGTCAACGTGAAGAACAACTCAAGGCAGTGGCTGAGCAGCAGGCCCAGCGTGCAACAGAGATCACCATGGCTACACAAGCCAAGGCGTACAAGGATGAAGTAGAAGTTACAGACTTAACTGTAAACCCAGCTGCACCCACAGTAATTGACGAAGTGGAAAGCGTAGGAGTATCTCTCGCTGATGACCAGGTCGTTATCCGTGTTCTAGAGAACCTAGACATGATGACATTCGGTGCAGGACAATATTATTCATTTGAGGCGGGAAAGAAGTACAAGGTGTCTAAAGCCTTGGCTAACCACCTTGAAGAAAAGGGTTACGTCTCTAATCGTTTGTAAGAGGACATAGATTCCTCTACAGTCCGCTCATCCCGACAACCGCCCTCCTGTCGGGATGAGCCTTTTTTTACCTTGACTAATCAAGGGTTTTATTAGATGATTAGCACATAGCCTTTATGGAGGATCAGTGGCCACACTACAAGCTTTATCTGATAGATTACGAGCAGAGATCGGTGATACTGCCAGGTCGTTTGTAGACACCTTTACAGGCGATGGCGTAACTTACCGCTACCAGCTTTCTCAGGCTCCTGTGCAGGGAGCTACCCTTGTCGTATCTGTGTACAGCCCTTCTATTGTGGCTACAGTTTCCGCAGCTTCCTATGCCAACGGAACCATCACATACACCTACACATCAAGCAACCCTATAACCGCTGGTAGGACCGTGACCATTACCGGACTATCTACAGCCGCTTTTAATCTAACTAACGCAATTGTTGCGTCTGCCACATCTACACACTTTACTATTACAAGCTCTACAGGAGGAACCGCAGTAACCGCGGCTACGGCAGTGGCCACAGTATCTGCCTCAACTGTAGACCAGTCCTCTATTTGCACCGTTGAAGAGGGCGGCGGAGTACTTAGCTTCCCATCAGCAAACATTCCTTTAAATAATTCAACCATTACAGTATCTGGTCAGGCTTACCGCTACTTTACAGATACTGAGATTGCATACTACATTAACACTGCCTTTACACAGCACACCCAAACTGAGACTCTTCTTAGTGGTGCTCACGTTACTCAACTTGCTTTCTTGCCACCTATCGAAGAGTATCCTGTAGTTATCTTGGCATCTACTCTATCTCTTTATACTCTTGCTAACGACGCCTCATTTGACATTGATATCATCTCCCCAGATGGCGTAAGTATTCCTCGCTCTGAGCGCTACCGTCAACTTACAGAGATTATGATGCAGCGTAAAGAGCAATATGTAGAGCTATGTAAGATGCTAAACGTAGGTATGTATCGTATTGAGGTTCAGACTTTGCGTCGTATTAGCCGTCTTACAAACCGCTATGTTCCTGTATACCGTCCTCAGGAGATTGACGACTGGTCTATCCCACAACGCGTATACCTTCCTCTCCCTACCTATGGAGATCAGACTCTTCCATCAAGCGTTATGGAAATGGATCTTACAATGTACTCTGGAGACGACTTCTCCATGGAGTACGGCTTCAACATGGATCTAACCAACTACACGCCTGAAGCTCAGATTCGTCTTTATCAGAACTCTGAATTTTCACAGGTTGGACCGGTGTTGTTGGGAACCTTCTCTATCTCAAAGGTGACTGCTACAGGCAGTGCCTATCCTACCTTGCTTCTTCTAACCCTACCTGCAAGCGTAACTGAAGCCCTGCCTAAGACGTCATATTGGGATCTTCAGCTTACAGACCAAAATGGTCTTGTAAGAACATATGTAACAGGTAAAGTCTTTACATCTCCACAGGTGTCAATGTGACAAACGTCTGGTCTCCTGCCCCTATAGCGCCTTCAGATTCCCAGGCGTCTACTTCTACACCCTCTACTTGCACATGTACTGGAACCTGCACATGCAGCCCTGCAGTAGTAACCGTAGTTGAGCCTCAACAGACAGTACTAACACTGTCTTCTTCAGGCAGTGCTACAGGAAACGTGTCTTTTAAGTATACGCAAGCTTCTGCGTCTACTACCTGGACTATATTTCATGGTCTTAACTTTAACCCAAACGTTATGGTAAAAGATACATCAGGCAACACCTGCGAAGGTGACATTACATATGTAGACGCAAATAACCTTACTATAACGTTTACTACAGCACTAGCAGGGGTGGCGTACTTATCATGACACGTAAATTTTATACCGCAGTAGATTTTACTGGCGTACCGGTTTCTAACCTTGTTCTTCAACAACTATCTGCGGATCCAACATCTCTTGGCAGTGGCCACATATACTTTAACACCTCAGCCGGTAGGATCCATTACAATACAGGCAGTGGCGGATGGGTCGCATTAACCGATGCCAATGACCTAAACACAGCCGTGTCTGCGGCAGTGGCTGCACTTGTTTCAACAGCCCCATCTACTCTCAATACTCTTGCTAAAATTGATACCGCAATTAACAATGATGCGAGTATCGCAGCAACCCTAACATCTTTGATTGGCACAAAGCTTAGCCTATCCGGTGGAACCATGACCGGCGCTCTTTATATGGGCACTAACAGAATTAAGAGCTCGTTCTACGCAACAGATCTTGACGATGTAATGAACAAGCAGGCCATGAATGATGCTATTAATGGTGGTGTAGGTTATGGAATTGGGGTAGCCCAAGGCTACGCCAATACGGCGCAGGCTAACGCACAAGCCTATACAGATACAAAGATTGCTCAAGAAGTATCTGACCGTAACGTCAACATTGCTAACGCTAAAAATGAAGCTATCGGTGTTGCTGAAACTTATGCCCTTGGAATTGTAAACACTGAGAACTCTAGAGCTTTGGCTGCTGAAGCCTTGCTTGCTCCTAAGGCAAGCCCTACTTTTACAGGAACCGTAAAGCTTCCTCTTACAACTGCTGGCTACGTAACAACCACATCTAATGGAACTATTGGCTCAGTAGCTACTATTCCTAATTCTGGTCTTACGTACTCCAGTTTAACTGTTGGATCTACCTCAATTTCTTTGGGTTCTAGCTCTACTACACTAGGCGGATTAACTTCTGTTACATCCACTAGCTTTATTGGAGCATTAACTGGCAATGCCACTACCGTTACTAACGGCGTCTACACAACAGATACAGGCACAGTTACTAATACCATGCTTGCGGGTTCCATTACAAATGCTAAGCTGGTCTATTCCTCAACCACATTAGGTAGTACAGCACTTACTTTAGGTGCAACCAACACCACTATTACGGGACTTTCATCTGTAACTTCTACAAATTTTGTTGGAAATATTACAGGTAACGTAACCGGTAACGTAACCGGAAATACCTCTGGTACTCATACCGGTAATGTAACCCTACCATTTGCTACAGCCGGATACCTAACCAACACCTCAACGGGTGTTGTTGGCACAGTGGCTACAATACCTAATGCTGGTCTTACATATTCAAACATAACCTTAGGTACTACATCAACTTCTCTTGGTGGAACCTCCCTTACTTTATCTGGGCTGACCTCTGTAACAGCTACCTCTTTTGTTGGATCATTAACAGGTAACGCTACCACCGTTACTAATGGAGTTTATACAACAGATACCGGAACCGTAACTAACACCATGTTAGCGGGCTCTATTGATAACTCTAAGCTTCTTAATCCTTCCTTAACTCTTGGATCTACACCGGTAGCTCTTGGAAGCACAACAACTACTCTTTCTGGGTTTTCTTCTTTAACTTCTACAACTTTTGTGGGCGCACTAACAGGTAACGCCAGTACAGCAACTAAGCTTGCTACTGCTCGTGCTATTAACGGAGTTAACTTTGACGGCTCTACTCCTATTACTATTAAGGCTTCTACAACCAACCCACTAACAATAGGTACCGGTCTTTCAGGAACATCATTTGATGGTTCTGGCGCAGTAACTATTGCGATTGATACGACGACAACTGTAGATAAAACTACGGCTCAAACTCTTACAAATAAGAGCATGTCTGGATCTTCAAATACCTTTACAAATATTCCTAACTCCGCCCTTACAAACAGCTCACTTACAGTTAACGGTACGTTAATATCTTTGGGTAGTTCTGGAACTGTTGCAGCAAGTACCACCAATGCTTTGACTATTGGCACAGGTCTTACAGGCACATCGTTTACAGGTTCATCTCCGGTAACTATCGCTATTGATACATCAGTAGTAACTACCCTTACCGGTACACAGACCCTTACAAACAAAACCCTCACTTCTCCTAAAATAAACGACACAACAGCTATTACTACTACAGGTACTGAGCTTAATTATGTGGCGGGAGTCACATCCTCTATTCAAACCCAGCTTAATGCTAAAGCCGCTAGCTCTCAGCTTTCTTCTTACCAACCAATCAGCGCCGACCTTACCGCTATTGCGGCAATTAGTTCAGGTATTGGTAATCTAAAGCGCACAGGTACGGGAACCTGGGCTATTGATACTACTGCCTATCTTCCATCTACTTCTGGAACAGTCTATACCTCTATCTTGGCAGGTACGACTACCCTTAACCTATTTAATACATTTGCTACAACTATTAACTTTGGTGGGGCAGTTACTGCCATGTCTCTTGGATCTAATGATCCTACCTCTGTATTGACTCTAAATGCCCCTACTATTGTAGGTAATCTTAACTATGTTAATCTTTATAATACCTTAGCTACAACAGTTAATTTTGCTGGGGCTGCTACAAGC